CGGTGCCGACGAAGTCATCGCGGTCGCCGTCCGTGGGCTGGAACACGACCTGGTTGCGACGCTTGTGCTCGGCGAAGTAGCCGAGGGCCGCGAGGAATATCTTGGTGTACCCCGTGCGCGCCGACTTTCGCCAGGTCACGTGCGTGATCTCGTCGTGGCCGATGCAGTCGGCAATGGCCACCTGGTACGGGTAGGCCTCCCAGCGGCCTTGCTCGTAGCTGCTCTCCTCCGACAGGTAGAAGTGCTCGGCCATCCACTGGGACAGCCGCATCGGCATCGGCGCTTCGAGCGGGCGCAGGCCGCGGCGCAGTGCCGCGTTGATCTCGTTGCGCTGCTCGGTGCCGAGGTCAGCCAATGTGATGGGCCGTTCGATGAACATCGGCTCGACTGCGTCGAGCATAGGCGTCGCGTGCGTCAATTTCCATCCTCCTCTTCGTCGTCTTTGTCATTCCCTTCATCAGCGTCCGCCAGCGTCATCGCCGCGGCACAGTTGCGTGCCTTGGAGACCTCCTCTTCGAGGATGCGCAGTGCCTCGCCAGGCAGTTCGACGCGGCGACGCAGGCGCGGCACAAGGCCCTGCAGCAGGCTGCCCACGTCGCCGGCCATCTTGGCGAGCACCAGTTCGAGCACCGACACCGGCGCGAGCTCGCGGCGATTCACAGCGTTGTCCATCGCGATGCGGTCGGCTTGCTCGCGGGCCAGGCGTGCGCGCTCGCGCGCCAGCTCGCCGTCGGCGCCACGGCCCGCGGCCTGTTCCCGCAGGTGCTTCGTGTACGCGCGCAGCCAGGTCGCCGCCGGCTGGCCGGCCAGCAAGACACCGCGGCTGAGCAGCTCGCTGACGACGGGCTGGCTGACGCCGACCAGGTCGCCGAACTGCTCCTGCGTGATCGGGTGCGAGAGCGGCTGCGAGAGGGGTTGATCTAGTGCTTGCATGGATATAACCCCCTTAGGAACGCACTGAAACTAGCGAGCGAACGGGGTTCGAATTACCCTTGACCGAGGTCTCCCGGGAGGACCCGTCTAGGGGGGTGGGGGTGGTGTTGATCGAGGTCGAGGTGGTCATGCGCCCTGCCCCTTCGAGCCGAGCCCGAGCTTCGCGAGCTGCTTGTGCATGCGCTGCTCGTAGTGCGTCTTGAAGCGGGCATCGATCACGCGCTGAGCCGTGCCGACGAAGTCGAAGCGCCGGCCATACCGCGTGCCGTTGACGAACAGCAGCACCGGCTTCACCGCGCTGCCCGAGCTGAAGCGGTACCGTGCCCACACGCCACGCGGCAGGTGCTGGACCTTGTCGCCATGTTTCCACGAGCCACGGCCTTGCCGCGACTCGCCGCCGTGCGCGACGAAGTACTCGACCTTGCTGCGCTTGGCCTTCGAGCGCTTGCTGTTCGTGGCGTTGGCGTCCGAGCCTGCGAGGTTGAAGGCCTGCAGGTGGCTCAGGATCTGAACGATCTGCCCGCGGCCCATGTTGCCGTAGGCGTCGAGCTTGGCCGCGGCGCCCGGCACCGCACGCTCGTTGCTGCGCATCATCCCGGCGCGCACGAGGATCTCCTCGAAGCGCTTGAGCGGCCGGTTGCCACCTTCGATCTGCGGGATCAGGTAGTGCGCCCGCGACGCGCCGTCCTTCAGCCACACCATCGCCTGCAGCTTGGTCTTGGTGGCGAAGCGCGTGTAGAGCGAGCGCAACGTGAAGGCCGTCGGGTTGTCGAAGCTCCCGCGAATCTCGGCCACCTGGGCGTCACGGATCTCGCGCGCCGTGTCGTTGATGGCCTGGGCCATCACGTTCGGGTGCTCCTGCTGCAGCTCGCCGAACGCCTTCGCGATCTGCGCCGCATCGAAGCGGATGTTCATCGTCAGCATGTCGTTCCTCCCTCAGTCAGTCGAGTCCGCCGCCGCGTTGTGCCTTGATGCTCTTCATCGGCGGCGGGCCGTCCCAGTCCGTGAAGCGCTGGAAGGCGCCGTCGAAGGTGAAGTTCAGCGTGTCGGTCGGGCCGTTCTTGTGCTTGACCACGTGCAGCTCGGCGTGGAACTTGTTGGCCTCGGTCGGGTTGCGCCGATGCTCGCGGTGCAGCAAGCCGATCAGGTCGGCCGCGCCCTCGATGTCGCCGCTGTCGCGCAGGTCGCTCATGATGGGAGCGCGGTTCTGCTTCTCCGCCTCGCGGTTGAGCTGCGACAGGAGCACGATCCACACGCCCAGTTCCTTCGCGGCGCGCTTCAGGCCGTTGGCGATCTTGCCGAGTTCCTGGTTCCGGTTGTCGCCGTCGCCCTCCATCAGCTGCAGGTAGTCGATGATCACGAGGCTGAGCTTCTTGTGCCGGCGCTTGACCTGCTGGATCTTGCGGCGCACGTCCATGATGCTCAGCGCCGCCTGGTCGTCCATCGCGATGTGCAGCTTCCCGAGCGCATCGACGCCCTCGGTGACGCCTTCCCACATGCTCTCCGGCGCCCGCTGCGGATTGCGCAGATCAGCGAGGTTCACGCGGCCCGCGGCGGCCACCTGGCGCGCCGTCAGCGAGTTCAGGCTGTCTTCCTGGGTCAGCATCAGCACCTGGTGCTTGCGGCCCACGTTGCGGCTCAGCGTCAGGCATGCGGCCGTCTTCCCCATGCTCGGTCTGGCGCCGATCACCCACAGCTCGCCAGGCCGGCCGCCGCCCGCGGTGCAGTGGTCCAGATCCTTCAGCCCGGTCAGGACGGTGGTCTGCTTGCCTTCGTAGCGCTCGGTCAGGTCGTCGACGAAGCTCACGACCAGTTCGCTGATGTCGCGCGGCTCGTTGCGCTCGGCCACCGCGTTCAGCGCCATCAGCTTCGTGATCATCTGGTCGATGAGCTGGTCGACCGGCTGCGGCTTGCCCTTCGCATCGTGCGCGCCGCGCAGGATCTCGTCGGCCATGGTCGAGCCCAGGCGCATCACCTCGCGCTCCCGCCAGCGTTCGACGATCAGCTCGGCGTGCCGCTGCGCCGCCCTGCCGCTTGTCACGCACGACAGCAGTTGGTTCAGGTACACCATGCTGTGGCCGCCGCGGTCGTAGACCGTCACCAAGTCGGCCAGCTTGCCGGCGGTCAGCAGCTCCCTGATCGTCTCGTAGATCGCCCGGTGGTCGGTTTGGTAGAAGTGCTCCGGCTTCAGGATCGTGCCCACGGCCTCGAAGGCCTGGTTGTCGAGCAGCAGGGAGCCCAGCACGCTGTGCTCGGCCTCCTCGCTGTGGGGTGCGCTCATCGCTTCGGGTCGGCGGCTCATGCGGCGGCTCCAAGTTCTCGTTGCATCACGGCCTGCGCCTGCAGGCCTTGGGTGGTCAGTCGGGCGGCCTCGCCCGGGGTCAGGAACCAAAGGCGGTACCAGTTGTCGCGGACGCTGTTGCGGAAGGTCTGGCGCCAGTCGCGTTGCCGCTTGCCCTGCGCAGTGCGGCGCGCCTTGAACTCCCGCCAATGCAGCAGCAGGATGTCGCGGTCGATGGCGACGGTGTCGCAGTAGGCGAACACCGGGTCGTCCTCAGGGATGGGCTTCTCCCCGGCGGCCTTGCAGATAGCGAGGAAGGTGGCGAGGCTCACCAGCGGCTTGTGCTTCGAAACCTCGGGCTCGTCGTTTTCGTCCAGCCAGGGGTCTCCAGCCCCTTCAGGGGGTTGGGGGTGTATTTCTTGTATTGGTTCTATTACGGTTAGGGGGCACGTCGTGCCGGGGTGACCGGCATCTGGTGCCGGTTGGGCGGCACGTCGTGCCGGGTAGGCGGCATCTGGTGCCGGGGGCATCTCGTGCCGGGGGGCACGTGGTGCCGGGGTGGAAAGGTGAACCGGGGGGAATTTGCTGCCGGGGGCATCTGGTGCCTGGGTGTGTCGGGCGCCTTGCCGTTCGCCGCCGAAGCCACGCGGGATCACGGTGTAACGGTTCGCCTTCATGGCGCCGATCTCCACCTTCACCAACCCCGCGGACTCCAGCCAGCGAATGGCATTGCGCACCGCGCGCTCACCGAAGCACGTGCGTACCGTGATCGTGTCGATGCTCGGCCAGCACACGCCCTGGTCGTTCGCCTGATCGGCGAGGCTGATCAGGACGGCCTTGGGCGTCGGTGGCATCGGCAGCGGCCAGCATGCGGCCATCACGAGGGTGCTCATGCGGCAACACCCTTCCCTTGCGGCCACCTGCGTCGCAATACGTCTTGTCGTTCAGTCATATCGAGATGCTGGTCAGGAACGCAGCCGCGCTTGCCGGCACTCGCGCTGGGCGTGGTCGGTACGGCAGTCGTCGTCGCAATAGGCTTCGCCTGGGGCGCAGCGTTCTTCGCAGTTGCGGCAGATGCCCAGCGGCAGGTAGGTGAGGCGCGCCGTGCGCTCGTGGTGCTTCGCCAGGGCCGCGAAGATGAACTCGGATTCGCGGACCGTCGCAAGGTCGTCGGCGCTCAGGCGCTCCAGCGTGTCGCGCGCCAGCACGTCGACGGCGAGGCTCGGGATGGAGGTGATATGCGTATGCATCAGCGCGCCTCCCGCATCGCTTTCGGCTTGGATGCTTCGTTGCGCACTCGCAGTGCCAAGAGCACGGCCTGCACGGCCGACATCAGTTCGGAGGCCTCGCCCTCAACGCGGCGCAGCTCGTTGTCGGTGACGGCGCCATCGGCCGTCACCTCGCTGATCTGGCCGATCACCTCAGCGAACTCGCGCGCCATGCGGGTCACGCCCTTGAAGGTGTCGTCGTCGATGCCGTCGGCGCAGGCCGGCAGCGGCAGCACCATGCAGTGGCTGGCGAGCGCGAAGGCATTCAGGATGCCCCGGTCCTTCGTCAGCAGCGTGAGCTTGAGCGCGTCGGCCAAGCCGATCTTGGCGGTCGGGTAGTTGGGATCGACCTCATGGCTGAGCGTCGAGGCGCTCTTGCCGAGCAGCGGTGCGAGCGCGGTCGCGCCGCCGGGGTAGTCGTGGACGAGGTTGAAGGCGGCAGTCTGGACGTTCATGGCATGGGTCCGTGGGGGTTGCTATGGATGTGCCCTGCCCTGTTTCCGATACTGCGCACCAGTGAGCGCAGCTTGGGCATGGAACCCGATCGCGCTGTGGCGCAGCGACGATCGGAGGCAGAGGCATGGAGGAAGGAATGCGGTGGGGCAGCGTGTTCGCGCAGGCGAGCGTCGAGTTCGTCGACATCCCCTCGCCTATCGGGCCGCTGGGGGCGCTGGAGGTGACGCTGCGGGCGCCAGGAGCACAGGCCCCTGCCACGTTGTGCCTCGGCGTACCGGCGGCACGGCATCTGTGGGCAGCGCTGGACGACGCGCTACGGGAGCGGTTGGCGGAACAGGCTGCACCACGTCAGACGGCATCGCCGCCTCCCGGCGTTTGACCAGGCAAGTCGGAAAGGCAGCCGGCGAGCATTTCGGCTGGAAGGTGCTTCCTTGCCAGTGCCGCGAGAACTCGATCGGCGATGCGATCGGAAAGCTTGTCGGGCCACTGGGCTACGGCTGAGGTGGAAACGCGAACCGCCTGGGCAACCGCCGTCGGTGTTCCACCGAGCATGAAAATCGCGTGAGACTTGAGCATGCGTACACGTTAGCACGCTAACAGTTATTCGGCAAGCACGCTAACTCGTTTAGCTGGCTAAATCTATACATGAAATCGCTGAAGAACCGCCTTGCCGAAGTGATGGCTGCAATGAAGTGGCAGCACCTTGATCTGGTGAAGATCTCGGGGCAAAGCTCTTCCGTGGTCTCTCAGTGGCTTGGCAACGGCTCGAAGGAAATCAAGACCATCGGGAAGATGGAGGCCGCCGAGCGCATCGAGCAAGCCTCTGGTTTTTCCGCCCTTTGGGTCGCGAAGGGGCTCGGACCCAAGCACGTCAACGGGCCAACTCCGTCACACTTTTCAGGTAGCCCTACAACTGGGGTAGCTCACCGAGTGAGCTTGTCAGATGTCATGCTCCCTCCTCTAAGAATTTCATGGGGAGAGTTGATGTCGGTGGACTTGCCGCAGTGTTTTCAAGTTGAAGTACCGGACGACGCCGTCGCTCCGCTCGTTCCAGCAGGCTCCACCGTCACGTTCGATCGATCCATCACAGAACCTCGACCAGGTGACGGAGTCCTGGTGCGCGATGCATCAGGTGGGTACTACTTTCGCCGCTATCGCGCGGGACGTCCTGGTCAGTGGGAGGCGTACTCATCGAACGATGCGTATCGACTGCTCGACTCGGAGCGCGACGGCCTCGAACTCATCGGCGTATTCATTGGGTCGTCGCACCGGCTCGGATGACGGCAACGTGCGGTGCGCCGCCCTTAGCTGGCTTACTGATTGATTAGCATGCTTGCATTTAGCTGTTAGCACGCTTACATTGCACTCCGTCGCGCCATTCGGCGCAGAACGGAGGCCATGTGATCCAACCCACCCGCAGCTACCGCTGCAGCTACCACCCCGCCGACCGCGCCGGCTTCGCAACCATCAGCGAGACCGGCGTCCTTCCCTTCGTCCAGCTGCGCGCCCCGGACGCCGAGGAAGCCCAGCGCTTGGCGCACCACCTCACCGGCTGTGCCATCAGTGAAGTGCAGCGCCTCGAGCAACCTTCGTCGAGGTGCGCATGAGCGGCGTCGTTCACGAGTCCCCGACCGTGGCCCTACGAGGGGTGTCGATCAAGCTCGTTGTCAACTCCGGCTACTGGCCGCAGATCGACATCGGCGAGCGCGAACAAGGGAATCCAATCCGCTTCCAGATCTCCGCCCCGCACCAAGACTACTTGCTCTTGTCGCATGGGCAGCTCTCGGCGTTGGTATCTGCAGCCAGTGCGTGGCTCGGGCTGTTCACGCAGCACACGCTGGAGGCAAGCGAAGCATGAGCCGCCGCTACCTCGCCCGCTACACGCTGAGCGACGGCACCCGCGGCGCGCTGCAGGTCGTCGCATCGCACAGCTTCGATGTCATCGACATGCTGGTGCGCAGCTTCTCCAACCTTCGCACCTGCAGCGCGAGGTGCTTGTGATCGCCGCCGCCCTCACCGCCCTCGCGCCGAGCCACTGGGACGCCACGAGTTACCGCGCCTGCGAGCTGTGCGACCACCTCCTGCACGACGGGGACGAGCTGGTCTGCCGTTGCCGGGCCGCGGTCGCTCCAGATCGCTGGCGCCCCGTCACCGTCATGCGAGCGCCGCACGGCGGCTGCGGCCCCGATGCGCGGTACATGCGCATCGACTTCGACAGCCTGCACGCCTGACGGCGCGCCGCCGGCCTTCCTGCCCTCTCCGTCCCGCCCGCCTGCACCATCGCAGGCGGCGAGCTTCAACACGCCTGCACAGGACATCGAATGACCTGGATCACCACCGCCACCGGCGCAGAGGTATCGCTTCAGCAGCCTCGGCTTGCCAGCATCAACCTCGCGACCATCGCCCACCACCTCGCGCAGATCAACCGCTTCACCGGCGCGACCTGCCGACCGTACAGCGTCGCCGAGCACTCGTTGCTGGTCTGCGAGATCGCCGAGCGTGAGTTCAATCTGCCGTCGCATGGCCTCCTCGCCGCGCTGCTGCACGACGCCCACGAGGCCTTCACCAACGATCTCAGCACGCCGATCAAGGCCGAGATCGGCGCGCCCTGGGCGGCCTTCGAGCACCGCTTCGAGCGCGTGATCCGCAGCGCCTTCGCCATACATGTCGCCTCGACCGCGCACGCCGCCGAGATCAAGCGCGCCGACCTGATCGCCTTGGCAACGGAGCGTGCCCAGCTCTTGCCCAGCGGCGGCACGCCTTGGGAAGTCCTGCAGGGCGTGCCGACGGCGCCCTGGGTGGACCTGATGTCCCGCAAGCGCTGCACCGCCCGCTGGAGCGACTGGCGCAACGCCTTCAGCGAGCGCGCCGACTTCCTCGACTTCCAACGCCAAGAACAAGCCCGCCAGCTCGGCCGCTGAACATTCACGGAGCACCTATGGAACACATCATCACCGACATCCCACTGGACGACCTCCACGAGAGCCCGTTCAATCCGCGGCGCACCTTCGTCGGCATCGACGAGCTGGCCGCCAACATCGTGGCCGAAGGCCGCATCCACGAGCCGCTGCTCGTCCGGCCGACCACCGTCGCCGGAATCGATGGCTTCGAGATCGTCTTCGGGCACCGCCGCTTCCGCGCAGCAGCGGCGGCCGCGCTGCTGACGGTGCCCTGCATGGTCCGCACGATGACCGATGCCGAGGCCCGCAGCGCCCAGGTCGCGGAGAACCTGCAGCGCGCAGACGTGCACCCGATCGAGGAGGCTGAGGGCTTCCAGGCCATGATCGATGGCGACAACCTAACCGCCGACGACCTGGCAGCGAAGTTCGGCAAGAGCCGCAGCTACGTGTACGGCCGACTGAAGTTGCTGGAGGCCTGCCCTGCCATTCGCAAAGCCTGCCTGGCGGGTGAGATCGGCAGCGAGGTAGCGCTGCTCATCGCCCGGCTGCGCACGCCGGCCCTTCAGGAGAAGGCGCTGGAGTACATCAACAAGGACTACCACGCCAAGCTGGACGACGGCGGCAAGCGCAGTTTCCGGCGCATCCGCGACATCCTCAGCGAGAAGTTCTCGCTCAGCCTGAAGGAAGCAATCTTCGATGTCGAGGACGAGATGCTGGTGCCAGCCGCTGGGCACTGCGTGCGTTGTCCGAAGCGCACCGGCAACGCCCCGGAGTTCGACGACATCAACGCGCCCGCGGAGCGCAAGAACAGCGCCGGCCGCTACGTCGACCGTGCGCCGGTGCACGGTACAGACGTCTGCACGGACCCCGACTGCTTCGCCGAGAAGAAGAAGGTGCACCTAAAGCGCGAGGCCGCGAAGCTGCAGGAGGCCGGCAAGGTCGTGCTTCAGGGCACCAAGGCGCGCCAAGCGATCGACGCGTGCGGCAACATCAAGGGCGGCTTCATCAAGCTGGCAGACGTGCGTGACGCCCTGAAGAAGGTGGCGAAGGACGCTAAGCCAACCGTCGTCACGCTCCAGGATCCACGCGACGGCAAGACGCACCAAATCGTCAAGCTCGACGAGGTGAAGGCGGCCGGCGTGAAGGTCAAGGAACCGAAGCCCGTCAGTGCCTACGGAGAGAGCGAAGAGGATCGAAAGAAGCGGGAAGCGGCGCACGAGAAGCTGATGGCGAAGGCGCGAGCCGAGGTCGACGGCCGTTTGGATCTGCTGAAGCGAGTTCGCACAGCGGCAGCCGCGGCACCGCGCAGCGCGTTCGATCTGCAGTTGATTGCCCGGGTTGCATGCGCGGGCGTGGGGTGGAAGGACAAGACAACCTTGGCCGAGTTGTACGGCATCGAACGCGATGCGCTGGAGGCACACATTGCCACGCTGCCGCTCGATGCACTGACCATGTTCATCCTCGACTGCGCCCTGATTGAGAACGTGCGCGTTGACTCCTACGCCCTCGACAGAAAGCCGGAGAAATTGCTGGCTGCAGCCAATCACTACGGGGTCACAACGGAGCCAACGGCGAAGCGCGCCCCGCGGGAACGCGTTAGTCGGCGCTCCGCGGAGTCCTCGGCCGGCTCCGAGATGGACCAGGCTGGCACTGAAGCCGAGGCTGCTGCGGCCGAGCAACCGGTCGAGGAGGGAACGACCTGACATGCTGACCCTCACAGCAACCGAACTGCAAGAACTGACTGGGGCGAAGCGGCCGAAGCGCATGGCGGCGTGGTTGAGCACTCGAGGCTGGGTGTACGAGCCCCCGGCGCGCCGCGGAGATGTGCCCAAGGTGGACCGCAGCTACTACCTGGCACGCATGTCCGGCCAAGCTCCAGGGCCGCAGCGCGTCGGCCCACGGCTCGACTTCATGCTCAATCTATGAACCGTCGGAGAGAGCGGGCGGACGGCCTCCCGTACCGTGTGTATGAGCGTCGCGGCGTTCGCCTGTACTCAATCGGATACAAGCGCCCAGACGGAACCTGGGCCTTCCGGCTCACCTGCCCGGCCACCAGCGTCGCCAAGATTGCCGAGCTTCGTCGCGAGGCGATCAAGCGAGCCGCAGACATCGAGATGGGTGCACCGATTGAAGGCACGTTCGCCGCGCTGGCAGATGCATGGCTGGCAAGGCAACGCGCACTTCCCGCGACCGCGCAGGACAAGCGAGCTGATAGCACGCTGGAAGAAAACGTGCGGGAGCTGGCAATGCTGAAGCGGGCATTCGGTGCCATGCATGTCGGCCAGATGGAGAAGTCCGATGCGTATGCCTACCTCGATGCTTGTTCACTGGCTCGCGACAAGAAGGGCAACCCACGGCCTCGTGCTGCGAAAGGAAACAAGGAGATCGCCCTCGCCCGTCGAGTGCTGGAGTTTGGCGTTCGCGTTCGCCTCATCGCGGTGAATCCGTTTGACGGAGTGGAGAAGCTCGCGACGATCCGCAGAGACCGACTGGTCAGCGATGCCGAGCTGGCGCTGGCGGTGGAAATCGGCCGGCGCATGGGCGGGCCTCAACACATCGTCGGCCTTGCACTGCGCACAGCCTGGCTGTGCCTGCGCCGGTCCGTCGAGATTCGCGCCCTGACCCGCGACCAGATCACCGAAGACGGCATTCTGTGGGAGGCAGCGAAGCGGCAGCGCGGGGAAGCCGTGAAGCGCGGCCTCATCGAATGGAGTTCGGAGTTGCGCAGTACGGTCGACGAGGCCCTCTCCGTGAAGCGGAACAAGCTGGCTGGCTCCTGGTACGTGTTCGGCAACCTGAACGGTCAGCGCTACACGAAAGGAGGTTGGAAGGCGACGCTATCCAAGCTGATGGCTGAGTGCTTGCTAGAGGCCAAGCAGCGATCCATTCCATTCGAGCCGTTCTCCCTCCAGGACTGTCGGCCGAAGGGCGTCACCGACAAACTGGCATCTGGCGCGACAGATACGCTCGACGCGACCATGCATAGCAGCGATCGAATGGTTCGGCAGGTGTACGACCGTCGTCGAATCCGCATCGCGAAGCCGACGCGCTGAAGGAGCAATCGAACCAGGTTGCTGCGAACCTTTGAGGTCGAG